TTGCAGATTGGTGAAGTAATTGCGAATTCCGTATTGTACATTACTAACGACTGGAAAGGTTTCTTGAGTTGTATTTCCACTGATTGTAGTCGAACGTGAATCAGACCACATCAACTCTAGTAAACCACTGCCGTTAGAAGAGTTGCTAGAATTTGGGAACAAGAACGGGCCTTGTCCTGGGGCTAGTGCGTCGAAATAGAAGTGAATGAAATGGGGTCTGGCAGTTAAGCCCGGACTCGTCGTGGTATCAACTTTCAAGCCACCGACTGTAAACACGGTTGCTACTTCTGACAATCTAGTACGACTACGTGCCGTAGTGCCAATCACACCTGCATAACATGGGAGTCCAACTTTGTTGATGTTCGCCCCATGCAATATCACATGGACATTACCAAGAGCGAAATCGCAAGTAGCAAAGGATCCGTCAGAATCAGCACCATTGTTCTGTGGAAGATCCAATTGGACACCACGCAATGTCACTTTGTAATCGGAATCGATGCCAGTGACGCCGGTCCGACTCCATTCAGTGTAGATCCATCGTTGTAAAGTAATTTTCGGTCGTACAAGGTCAACCATGGATGATGCGTCAAACGTTCCAAGGGGATTGTTATCAAAATCTCCGTATTTGGCATCACCATAGTACGTGAATTCTATGTCACCCCGCATCGTATAGCGATTCTGCAGCGTGAATGATTGTCCAGATTGCAGGGCGATAACCGCAGTGTATCCCTTCATATTGGCTGCAATCGTAAGAATCCGCTGAATAGCGTAGTCCAAAGTTTGAAATGGAGCAGCTTTAGTGCCACTTGTCGTCGCGTCAGTACCCGATGAATTCACATAGTAAGCAACAGCAGGCAATTCGTTACCAGTATACAAACCATCAGAGCGAACTTGAGTTATGTTGCCCGAATCATCCGAAACTGGAAGCTGATTTGGATTGATCTGATCAGTAGACGGCGCTTGAAAGAAACGATTACTTCTGAGAATTGCTGGAATATAATAAGCCATATCATTCACCAATACGGAGTAAATTTACCTGGAGTCACTTCATACCATCCTGTTGGATTGGTGACCATTTGAAGCTGACGACCGATGATTGTAGCTGGTACATAATTTCTCTGCACGGCTACGGGTTGCCCGTTCCAGACAGGAATACGAGCCGCCGATCTGCTTGATCCAGGAACTTTGATCCAATCGTCGGGCCCACTCAACATTACATACGATGTTGGATTAGTAGGGACTGACGGTAGATTGCCAACTACAACTGACGGAAGGCTTGTCACATTCTGATTTGTACGATCCTGAACATCGAACACCATGAAAGTGTGCGAATCATTGTCAAGGAACCATCCAGTTGGAGTAGTGACCATGACATCATTAGTACCATAGATAGTCAATGGAAGGCCGTTCGCTAATGTAGTAACTGGAGGACTATCCGCGCCGAATCTACCTTCAGTCGACATGATCTGGAGCTCATCGTATAGAACACCGACAGCAACGATGTCTGTGGCTGTGCTGCCAGAACCACCAACGATTGGAAGGTCTTGACTGCTATCAATCGCGTTCAATACTAGATTGAAGTTGGCAATCTCATAGAAGAATTCAGCTAGTACTTCGTTCGAGAGATCACCTAAACCTCCCTTTGCTTCAATCTCAACATGAGTTGTTGGATACCATACGCCACCCTCCCAAATTGGAGGCCCTGGCGGCTGGCCGTCTACATCACGAGTGAAATTATGATATTCTTCGTCGCCCTGATCCTCGGCCCACAGGCGATGCACCTTCAAATCAACAACTAAGCAAAAATTGATGAATTCAATAAATGCTTGGGTTCCTTTACCAAACCAATACTGACCTACGAATCTCGAAATGACATGATAATCATCATTAGACAAAACTCCAGCAGATTTGAGTTTCATCCCAAGCATGTTTACTTGGCGTACAAGTAATTCGCGCTCAGGTTGACTCCAATCGCTGAAATCGATCATCTCGTGATCGAGAACTTTCTGTTCCAATACGGGATTAGTCACCCACATATTGCGAATGTTCTCGATCACTCGAATCTTGTCATCAACTAATGATTGAAATACTTCGTCGATGGACTGAGTGTATTCGACGAAATATTCGTTCATTGCGAGATATGGAGGCAAGAGGACCGTGCGTGGAATCTTAATTCCGAGACGCTTGTCTACCGTTTCCATATCTTATGTCCTATGTTGTCACGTTACGCTCAGGTGTACCATCGATCTGTTGCTGACGATCTGCGTAGAACACATTGATCGTCAAACTGTTGAGCGAGTTATACCGAATAGGGGCGCTACTGACAGAAGGAGGTAAAGGACCAACAGGAGTAATGGAACCATCATCTGTAAACTCCAAGAATTGATCAGTTGTATTTGCTACAGTAGCAATCTTACCAAGTCCGCCATTGTAATCACGGCCCCACACATAGTAACTAACTGCTTGACTAGTAGTGCGCCAGCGGAGTTTGATCGCAGCATTGTTGCCAATTACTTGTGGGAAGACCCATTTATTCGGAGGACCTTCTTCCAATGCATCATTTACGCTGATTGCATATGCGTACACAAGTTCTGTTAACGTTCCACCGCCAGGGATGATTTCATAGTCAGCCCGTATGCCAGATGGTGGGCTGACTGTCATCGGATACGTAGGCTCGTTGATCAGAACATATGATACCTGACCTTGATTCTTTTTCTTGATGGCAGTAACTAAGTCAGAATTATAGAAGTCAGTCAGTAGAAGTCCGGTCTTTGGTTCGAACAGATAACGCACAGCGTCCTCCGATCGTTGTTTGACTTGTGACAAGATGGCAGTATTGAATGCGTATACATCGATATTCAAATCGCGCGGCATTGGAATCGGATCCTGCCAGTAGAAGCGTGTGCTATACATCGTCACACGTTCCATGTAATCAATGAAATCAGCCTTCTGTTGTTGAGACCACGGACTATTCGTCAACGCTGACACGCGAATGGTATTCATCCATTTGCGATCCATAGGGTCAATTTCACGTTGGGCCTGCGTGATAGCATCAACAATACCAGGATATGTATTAACAATCGCAACGTATTGATTTCGAGTAACCGAAGATTCATTGGTACCGAATGAACCAGACGCAACGTTCTTGTAGACAACTACTGGCTGCTCGTCAGCACCGCCGTGAGGATTCTCAAGAACTGTACCTTCGATTAACGGGAAGCCATCAACATTCAGTCTCTTGTTCAACAGAGCGGCATTATTACCAGAATCACCTTCGGTAACGACATAGCGAATCATCACAACGTCGTTGACAGCAGGAACCGAACCAAAATTCGGATTGATAGTACCGAACTGAATCAACAGACGACCATCGGCTAACGTTAAATCAGCGAATGCTGGCTGATCTCGATAGTTCCATAGAACCGAACTAGCCTTGTTGAGTAATGTTCCATTGATCATGATTGTTGTATCGAAATCAGAAACAACAAATCGATCTTCTTCAGAGATAAATGCTTGGAAATTCGCACCGTTCCCGGTGACTTGATAAACAACGACTGTGCCCTGATAGAGATAATGCTCTACTGGAACATTCGCTTCTAACACAATCTGTTCACGATTGAAGTAGTATTTCCCACCGACGATGAATTGAGTGTAAGGTACGAGCGACACCGCTTGCGGGCTTTCGATCTGCACCCTAATCTCAGCGGGGGCCTTACGCGTCATGCGCGCACCCTGCATCTGAGTAATGGCACGAATGGCATCGTCTGCCTGCGCCGTCTCAGCAAAGGAGTCTTCTCTAGCACGAATCAGCCTACCTTGTGCATGCACACCTACGGTAGAAATCAAGCCAAGTAATGTCTGGCTTGTCATAGTTGTCAATACACCTTTCCATACAGGACGTGCGGACAACCATTGATTGAATTGATCCATGAACTGATCATAGTCTGCCGTTAGATCTGACAGAACAAGAATATCAGTAGCCATTAAAATCCTCCAGTATTTGATACGGTGAAGTCAGTGACTTGACGAACACCGGTCAAATCTTCTGTGTATGTTATGCGAATTCTATAGCCTGGAACATTATAGTCAGGAATAACGTAAGTTCCGCTATAGTCTAAGCGAATACGAGGCTCCCATCTAGCAAGTGCCTGAATCAGACCCATGTTTATAGCATCAGCAGTCTGTGCATCAACAGGTTCTTGCAATAGCTGATAGAGAGCAGCGCCATATTCTGGCTCGAACAGCGGACCTCGGGCACCAATCGGACAATTGAATAAATTCACCAAACTGGATGCGGAGATGCTCATACTGTCAGGCACACGATCCGGCAAATCATTCATTGTGAACAGGGTATTCACATCAATCCAAGTAGACCCTGTCAAATTCGTAGAGTAATCTGTAATCTTGACTGCCATCTTAGTGCCTCTTAAGTTCCCGATATAGGAGCGCTGGTTTCACTGCCATTTTCTGGGTGACGGTGACCACTGATCGACACATTGTTGGAACGGAATACACCATCCGTGTGGTTTACATTACCTCGCATCTCTGCAGAGTAACCAGATCCAGTGTCGCCTTCTATGATCATGCCGGCCATGACGCGAAGCAGTCCTTCGATGATGGTCTCACCTGTAATACGAGTCAAGTCCGCATCAATCGTAGCATTGCTGGTTTCAATAGTGGAATCACCGCTGACCGAAGCATTCAGATCACCAGTCGTATTGAGGTTCACGTTTCCGTTGACATTGATATTAACATTACTCTTGATATCAGCATCGAGCGAACCATCCTGTCCAATAGTGTACGTAGTTCCGCTGGAATGCGTGAATGTGTAGGTTCCCGCATCCATGTTAACGACTAACGTATTACCGCTAGGATCTTTATATCCCCAAGTGTTAGGACTTTGGAATTCAACTGGGATCTGTCCATTCTTCGGTACGTGACCTTCCTTGTATCCGTATTTACTATCACCGTGTTGAAGTTGAATGATAACAGTCGAACCGACAGCGGGAGCCCCGTAAGTACCGAATCCGTCGCCCATGCCGAATGGAGATTCACGAACGTTACCAATCCAAGGAAGTTCTCCCTCCTCGAATAAGCCAGGAACACTTACTTGGAATCGGCCCTTGTGCAGCGGATCCTGATTATTTACAACAGTGCCTTCGAAGAGTTGACCAGCATAATCTTGCCGGTCTCCGACTAAGGTAGAGAGATTATCTACTCCCATCACTTACTCCAGTTCGTTCCGTTCTTGACACCCTCGAACTTTTCATAATAGTTTGGACCTTGTGCAACTATGGCCTTACTAGTTATGATGTATTGTCCGCTGGTAGTAGTATCCAGATTCCCGTTAGCATCTTCTGCAGAGAAGTCAATCTTATCAAGCAATAGAAGACTAGACACATAGGTCGTTAGGAAATCTGTTCCCATGCTGAGTAATGCACTATATCGACGATTCTGATAGAAGCCACGATCATAATTCTCATTCGTATTGCCAAAGTCAATAGGCGTGAATGATTGCAATCCGCGACCAATTTGTTCCTTCGTTGTAACATCGATCAATGGAGTCTTGCTATCAGACGTGAATTGCAATTGATCATATATTTCTTGCTGGGGATTGGTGTCGCCCTGACGTCTTCGCGCAAGATTGTAGCCTGATATGAGATTACTAGTACCGTTGCTAGTTGATGGTCGATGATCCACAATGATGAAGCGATCACCATCCGATTTACCTTGAGCACACTTCAATGTAATATCAGAAATCTTATTCAGATTCTTGTAGCGAAGGATACCTTCGGGACAGAATGCGAGTTTCATCAAACTCTGTTCATCAGCATACCCGTATTCTGCAGTTCTCAGTGCAAAGACTGCATAGCTGCGATTTTGTGGCATCCACAATTGAGCATCATTAGTTGTAGTGCCGTCATAGGTCAATTGACATGCCTGAGCAATCTGGCTTAGCACATAATCACTAGTACCACGAATTCCTTCTGTCGTTGTACCGCCGAAATACTTTGGAGGATATCCGTACCCATAGATCGTATACTGGCTACCGACCGGAGTGTTATTGCTAGTGAAATTACTCAGGTGGAATTTATAAGTCGAGCTACGACCGTCACCTAAAGATTGCAGGACAACAGTGATCGAACATCCATCAACAAGGACACCTGATCCTAGCATACCCGACTGATCGGTCACTGAGATCTTTAATGTTGGAACCAACATGCGTATTGAAGATCCAATGTGCAGGAAATTCAATACGTTGAATTGGTTCAGTGGATAGTTCATGTCGTTGAATATGATAGAGATCTCTACTCTATCCGGAATGATATAACTCATATCAATCCTTAAATGGTAATAGTGCGTTGCTGATTAGATTGTTGTCCAGTCAGAATGCCGATCACAGAGCTCTTGGTTGGTAGTATAAGCGACACACCTGGGCGGAGGTCTTGGATACCATCTTTCAGTCCGTTGAACGAAAGAATGATACGCCATAGACTGACTGATCCGTACTCACGGTAGGCGATGCCTGGGAGATTGGCCATGTCCGCTTGGGTCAATGTAATACGACGTCCCGGCTGCAGGATGAATCGAACGTTCTTGTACGCACTCTTGAAGATGGATCGCTGAGTTCCAGTATTATCAATCGGAGAATACTCAGACCATGTATAGTCATGCATTGTCTACACTCCAATTAGAATGGAATTGGGAGATTAGTCTTATTCGGCATAGTGATCGGGAACGCCTGAGCAACGTTATCAATCGCGCTTCCAACCATAGAACGAGCACCAGAAGCGATGCCGCTTGCAGGCGGCGGGAAGAAGATGTTTTGCAGATCCTGCCTGACAATCATGAATAAAGGCTTGAATCGAATATCAACACGAGCATGCATAGGCAATCCAGTTCTGGCATCGAATTTCGATTCGTATGTCTTCTGAACGTTGGTGATTACCACTGAATCGAAGAAAGCGAAATTCCCCAATCGAATACTGATTTGATCCTTCACGTACTTACGGAAGGAATTCGTTTGTCCATACACGTTACTAGTTGACGGGCTAGTTGTGTTAATAGGCTGACTATTTCCATTAGTGCAAATCATAGCCGGATCAACAAGGTGGCCTTGTTTCGGCTGATCATTACTAGTAGACCCAATATTAAACACATCGTCCAGTCCTACCATCTGCAGTAACGAAGATGTCAAGCTCTGTGCGTTACTCTTCAATTCATTAACAACCGCTGAATCGATCTTAGGACCAGGGCTCACGAGAAAGCCGTCTGCGCCTAATGTGTCCGGGGTTGTTAACTCCATCAATGAAATGATGGGAGCTCGAACTTCCAAGTGAGGATCAGCTTCTGCATGAAATTCAAGCTGTAAGCCTAATTCTGTCTCAGCAGAGCCTTGCCAGATTTGAGCAGTCATGTTCTGGTTGATTAGACGGGCACCAGTACCAATCTTCATAAGAGTATCGATAATGGCATTACCAGTCAAACCTTGCGTGAACGGAGCATCATATTGCGAAGCAGTATCGAAGGTGAATGCTTCCGGCATTGGAGCTTTCACGTTAACGATGTTGTTCGGATTAGATGGCTTCGTCGAAAAAATATGCACCATGTAGTGCGGATTGCCTACGTATGCCATGATCAATGTCCTATTACTGCGCCACCCAACGTGAAGAATTCAGTTGGATCATTATTGAATGTTCGTTCCTTAGCCTTCATTGTCGATTGTTCTTTCTGTTGAGGAATCGCAACACGAGGCTTAGGTTTCGTGGTTACTGCTTTGCTAGATTCAGATGATTCTTCAGGACTAGTGGCGGAGTCTGACTCCATGCCAAATTCACCCTTATTGATCTTATCCAAATACTGACTATACTTGTTTTGACGATCTGATAATCCATTCAGACCGCCGTTGATTTGACGAGTAACGAATCTCACATCACCTATTTGGGCAGCACTACTGATCTTTGGTCTTGCAATATACCAATACCAGAGAGCAATACCAGCAGCAACATCAGGATCAGAGGCAAGATCAGGATTGTTCACTAAGTCAATACCAAGATATTTTCCTGCCGCTGCATAGTTTGCACGACCAGTTAATTGAATGAAACCGCGTCCACGATATTTATAGCCGTCACCTGGATTAACGTTACCAAGATCCTTTCGGCCTTCATATCGTTGCTGAGTTGGAGTGGGTCCCCAGATTTCATGCATATATTGGAAGTTTCCACTTTCATGCGCTAACTGCGCAAGAAACATGGCGCGCTCTTCCTTATCAGTCATACCAGCTTTGTTCATAGCTCGAACAATAGCAGCTTGTCGTGATCCTGCGCTACCTTTCGCTTTGGTCTGATCTCGCACAACTTCGATTGGACGACGACCTGATGAAACACCCATGTCTTCACCGAATGCTTCGGTCTTGGACATCTCCTCTTCCCAATCACGATCGGAATAGAAGCGCCCTCTGACTCCGAACGCAGCGAGACCTTCTTGATCCTGTACTACTGATGCAGGATTGTCGCCCTGGAAAATAGTGCGATACAGAAGATATCCTAATCCACCGGCCGCTAATGCCGCGCCCACCACAGCGCCGACCGGCGTCGCTAAGAACGATACAATACCAGTCAGCACAGGCATTACTACAGAGCGCAGAATGAACCGACCCATCGCAAAGATCATACGCTTGCTGAATTGGAGAACCCATTTCGTTACAAGGATAGCACGACTACGTCCAAAGATTGAAGCAGCTTTGCCTGCTTTTCTCGCAAGATCTTTAGCAGACGGTACATCCACACCGCTTGATTGTTGATTACCAGTGAATCTTTCGATGAATGATCGTACTACACTCGGAGGGGGATCCGAATCTGCTGTAGACGTAAGGAAATCAATGCCATCGTAGATTGCCTGGTTTTCCTGCATATGCAGTTGGAACATTTCACCAGGAGTACGCATATTACTTTATGAGGACAGCACTATTCAGTAGACCAAAAGACGGATCAACGCTAGTAGAATACGGGATGCTATCTAACGAAAGAATAGAAGCACCCTGAGCTTCCTTCATCGACCTCATCACATTCTCAGACTGCTGTACTGCCGCATCCTTTGTTGTAATCGGTTTACTAGGATTAATTTCCGAATCCGCAACAGTAGATGATCTAGCTCTCCTGTTAGGACGGCCAAATGCAGCGCCACCTTCACCTGTAGTAAATCCTGGGCTGGGTTCGCCTTGCGCTGGAGGCGTAGATCCAGCAGGACCGGTGATGTTTACGTTACCACTGCTAGATCCAGTCGTAGTGTCGCTGATTCGTTGCTGTGCATTACTAGCTTTGTCAATGTTCTGTTGCTGGAACTTAGTCTTCTGTTCAGC